ACGAATGCCCAGATCATACAGCCAGCACCTTACTGGCAGTGACGTACCGCGCGCACCGGTCGTCGATGCCATTCCTGCCACCATTGATAATCAGAGTTACACGTGCAATATCGCCGGTATACTTCATGCAACCTTTGCTGGAGAAGAACCACGCCGCGCTACGAGCCGCGTATTCGTCCTGCGCCAACAGTTCAGGATTCTCCAGCAGGTCAACTTTCAGACCGTTTCCACAGTCACGATAGTTATTCAAACCGGTAATCTGGATAAGCCCGCGCCCACGGTAATTCCAGCCATCACCAGGGGCATTGTTCCCCATGCGTTTGCTGTACACCAGATTTGCGATCGCGCGCTGGCGCTCGAGTGGCAATGGTGGTTCACCAGCACGGCGACCAAGTGCATTAGCCTGCCCCTGAGTGAGACGCCCAGCCCGAACGAAGTTAGCCAATCCGGTTACGCTGTAGTTGAAATTTTCCTGCAACCGGGTGAAGCCTCCAGACTCATGCCCGACCTGAGCAATAAACATTGCCTGATCTTCTGGTTTGCTGATACCAAACTCTTTCATCGCAGAAGTTATATGCGAGAACCAGCGAGCGGCCAGCGCCTCGCTAATACCTGCAGCTCGCTGGAATTGTTTAATCTCCATATTTAGACCTCGTTATTTTGAAAATCTGAACGACGTTACCGCGAGTTTTAAGAACCGCAGCAAGCATGACAGCGTTGATAATGACCTCAGATAAATCCACAGCCATTGGCGTGCGTAACCAGATTGCATAAACAACACGAACTGGAATACTCGCAGCAGCAACAATCAGGAAATAAGCAATCCACCCACCCCATCTTCGATGTTGAGATCCGTTACGCTGGAAAGTGACAACGCGAATTGCTATGCCAGTACAAATAACCGCATTGGTGATAAGTAAAAAAAGCTCATGCGTTACCATCGTCTTTTCTCCCCGGCATTAATTCGCGTGGATTATCGGAACGGTGATAGAGCCAGATACCAATACGCACAGCGACAATTGCTGACACGAATGCGCCAGCAGAGAAAACAATCCCTTTCTCAAAAGAGTCCTGTGTGATGGTAGGGATCAGGCTGGCTATGCCAATAAGAATTGATGCTGCTGGTTTGTAAAAGAGAAGGCCGCAAATAAAGCTGAGCACTGACAGAAGAACACGACGACGGATTGGATACTCGACAGCAGAGGTAACAAAAATCACAGCTCCGGCAAGTGAACCCAAAGCAACTTCAGGTGGAGTCCCACCAATAACCGCAGCAAGAGAACCAACAGTAAGATACTGATTTACATGATCATTAGTTATTTGAAATGACATATCAACCACCATTTAACATTCATCAAATCTCCAGTTTCTGGTAGAACACCATCAAAACCAAACCATATATGAATTATTATGTTATAAGTAAACAACAAAATCATCATTTGTGTTTTTTAGATTGCGATTTTTAGTCGCAATCTAAAAACAACTAATTAACTAATGAAGGGAATGTCGTATTAATTACAAGAACTGTTCCTGACGGATAGCTCTGAATTGTAACTTTACCGTTTGAAAGTATATTAATGAGGGCAACCGATGAATCAGTACCTGATGGAATATAAGAAATATCATTCTTTGGTCTAAACCCTTCTGGCAATACCATAATAACTGTGCCAACAGATGTATTTCCACCTGTTAAAACAGCAGATAAAGTAACAACGCCCTCGGCTGATTTCTGATATGTTCCACTTCTTGCCTCACCTACAGACCAACCATTTTGCAATATGCCACTCATATCATACTGATTACCTCGCCATGTACTCCATGTATTCTCACTAATCCTTCCAATCCTCATTAAGCAAACGCGAGCATTATCTGAAGAATAACCATAATTTTTTTGTACTACTATTCCGTCAACAAATCTATCAACCTGAATAACACCGTCAAGAGGCCAAGAAGCATCATCAGGGTTTGTTCTCCACCATGAAGTCCCCATGTGAAAAGTATTTGGCGGATATGAGCTATTGATGAATTGTATGGAAGAACCATTGTTAGAAAAAAGGTTGCTACTCCCATTTATAACAGCACACGGTCCATAAATATATTCAAATAATAATTTATGTATCTGTGCGCTAAATGTTGAGTTTGGGTGTATTCCCCTGCCATCGCCATAAGGGTCGTCAAGCCAGTTACCAGCAGATCCTCGCGAATCCTGCCACATACCGTAAGTATCAAAAAACATACACTTATATTGTTTTGCTTTGGCTCTAAGTACGGCTGTTAACTGTTCATACCATTTTTCATCACGTCCGTTTGGTGTGTCTGATGTTGAGTTTGGGGACATGATAATAATTGATTGCTGGGAAACTGATTTGTTATTTCGTAACTTGGAAAGGCCTCTATCTAATGCGTCTTTTGCTTGATCCAATGTATAACCATAATATGGATCGTTAATTCCCCAGCGTAAAACAATCAAATCAGCAGCAGAAAAAACAGACCATTCCTGATCAATATACCAATTACCCCATTCGTATAGAGTTTTACCTGAATGACCTAACGATGTATTTTTTACATCAATAATTCCATACCTTTTTGCATAAAAATCAGCAATAGTTGCTGGTGGCCATAATTCAGAGTTAACACCAACAATCGTGGAGTCACCAGACCACAAAATATATGTTTTCTGTGATTTATCCACGCCATCTGCTTTTATCATCTTGCTAATAACATAATTAAGATATTGGTCACCAGTTACAAAACGGGAACGAGGGTCAGAATACGTTGTTAGTTGAACACCTTCTGTATTAAATACACGCCCCCTGCGTTGCTCAATTTCAACACCATATTCATTTAACAATGAAGATACAATTTCATCATCTTTCATCGTAATTACAGTTTGACCGGCTATAGATAAGTTTATGGCTTGCTGTATATTATTCCCTACAGCTCCAGTTCTTGTAATATCTGGACGCAAAGTACTATCACCACCTTCTATATACCCTTCAAGATAACTTAAAGTTACTGCATCCTGAGGGCTTTCTGGATCTTTAAGATTTCTAATCCTGTTATTTAAAGCGTCGTACCAGTTTGCAATACTTGATGGTTTGCAAAGTGCAAGACGAAACAAGCTACGACATTGTTGAATCAGCATCGTTAGCTTATCAAACGCATCCTCATGCACCTCTGCAAAGAATTTACCCTGATTACGCAGATCTGTTTCCTGAGTAACCGGGAGCTCTCGTGATATAGAGATCTGATAACCGTTGGCCAATGCCTTCGACAGTATTATATTACCGCCGCTATAGCCTCCCGCACCAGTGACTGCGTAATCAGTATCAAGAGCCAGCACAGTGATATTCTCGTCAAGGTCAATCACCTGCACCACCAGATCAGATTTCTGGAAAATCCTAAAGGTATAAGGGAACGTAGTTGTAACACCGTTACCTGTATATTCGTTGTGGTCAACTTCGGTTGAGACCGTCATGTTAAATCTCCAGATAGTCGCAGCACCCGTTGCGCCGCATATCCGGTTATTCTATTACCTTAAAAACCATATATGGATAGATAACCCATAAATACGAACAGATATTACCTTTCAGGTGATTCGCAAAACGTGCTGGATAGCAAACAAATTATTTGCTACTGTATATTTATACAGTTATTGCATGGAGAAGATAAGATGCAGCAGTATCACTATCCACTGGAAGAGGGATTTACCGAAAGGATTCACACGCCGGGAGGCGTCAGGTCACTGGTGGAGGGATCGCACTTGATGAAATTACTCCGGGATCTCGATAAGGATGGATTTAATGTCGATGGCCCACTTGCCGAACTGACTGCACTGATTAACTACGTCACCAGCTCACAGATGTCTATGCAGGATCTGCAAACACATCTCGACTATTGTGCCGAACAATTACGAAAACAAACTACATAAAGAAAAGGCCGCAAGAGCGGCCTATCGTTTCGCTTTGTGCTCGTCCCAGCACGTTTTGCACCATGCCATTAAACCATCCGCATTTTGATTATTAGGATAAAAGCTGGTTCGTTTTCTGCGGACATTACAAATTGGGCACCACTTCATATGACGTGTATTCTTTGGGCCATCGAGACACCTTGCACACCACTTAGTCAATCCATCTGGATTTTTTGACGATTTCCGGAATTTTTCATATGGAAGGTTTATTCTGCATCGCAAACACTGCTTGCGGCCACTTGAAACTCTGTTAGCTGATTCTTCTTTTGACGGCGATACAGAAGGTATTCTTGCTGACTCTGATACTGCCTGAGGTGCTTTTTTAGGTGACTGAGACGATATGTCATCACCAGGGAATCTTCCATGATATGCCGGACGCGTTGACACTCCAGGTGGAAGCTCTGCTGTAAATGGCTTTGGCTGAATCAGTTGCCTCTCTTTTGCTAACTCCTGCTGTTTATAATATGTCTGGATTACCTCACTATCATAAGCAGGAGGTGCGGAAATATTAGGCGCATTACCTCCAGTTTTTTGAAACTGAGTAGAGGTGTGTTCTATCACCTGTGTACGATTAATCGTTATCTCCCCATCTTCGGTCTTTATCGTTTTGTTATGATTAACGACCGTGCGATCAGAGATCTTAGTCTTGTTCTGGTGAAGGACATAAATAATCACCGCAACCACACCAACAACTATCCAGAAAACTTCCATTGCTTTTCCTCACAATAACATTACCTTAAAGGTAATATCTTGCTTTCAGGTGATCAAGCATTAAACTCCATCAACCAAATACGGTTGATTTTGATATTTCTCAGCGCTTATCATTACCTTTACGGTAAATTTACATCGCACTCATCCTGTGCCATAGTAACCGGGCACTGGCAAAATCCAGTGCCGGGATTGGTCTCCCGGATTACTACAGAGGCACATATGCCGCATAAGCGGTTTTTTTATGTGTAAAGCGCACCTATTCTATGGTGGGCTGTGTGGGGGCACCGAAAGGTGCGCCGGGTTCCTTTGTAGCCGGTAAGACCAACTCTGCACAGTTCACCACCATCTGATTGGTCTCAGCGGTGGTGATTAACCTAACTACAAAGGTGATCGCCATGAATACCAAACCTTCCATCTTTTCCTTTGAGTCATCCTGCCAGATCCGTATGTTCATGATTGACGGAGAACCTTGGTTTGTCACCAAAGATGTGTGCAATGCTTTGAATATTGATGTTACACAAGCGAGAAAACTTGATAAAAAAGGCTGGAACAAAAAGGGGCTGTATTCAATACAGACCCCTGGTGGAATACAAGAACTATCCATCGTTTCAGAATCAGGTCTCTACATCCTTATTCTGCGTTGCAAAGAGGCAATGACAGAGGGAACGAGAGCATTCAGATTTCTTGAATGGGTTACAGGTGAGGTTCTTCCTCAGATCCGCCGCACTGGAAGTTACATTAAAAACTCGCTCCCGCAGGAAGAACGCATAAAGATGGTTGCCGACCAGGTAGCCAACGCCACGGCGTCAGCAGTAATGCAGGCAATGAAGATAGAGAACAAAACCTACAGCGCCCCACTGAAGCCCGGATACCGCAGCCTGATTCATTCTCCGTCTGGTGTTCTCGGCCTGACGGAGAACTCACTGCTGATGAATCTGCTGAACCAGTTACAGGAAGACGGGCACGACGTATCTGGCGCGGCGGCGGAGCTGACCACCATGTTCTGCTACATCGTTGGTGTGAGCAAATGCCTGCGTGATATCCAGACTCACGCGGAGTATATCAACGACAAAGCAGGGTTCTTCTGACGGGCGGCGGCACAGGGATGTGCCTTTAAATAATTCTGTACAGATTGCAGGTGAATAGCGTACTATTACCTCAAGGGTAAACGGATTGGTTTCATTTTTATTAATCCGTGTAATGAACTTATGAGATATGAGGTAATGTCATGCGAAACGAAAAATTGCAGATGCGTAGAGCGCAAGCTGCCGCAAGACGTTCTTTCAATGGAAGCGTAGAGTACGTAAAAGTTACTATGACAAAAGATCACGCAAGTCGCGTATCCAGCGCTTTCTTTGATTCTCGTAACAATAAGGAAAATTATGAGTTTGTCTGCGTCGCAGAATGATAAAAATCAAATTGTCAGATATAAGGGTCGAGTATTGCATACGCAAAATTTCTCGGCCCTTTGTGCATCTGATCTTGAGCTGAAGAAAGTATCTGATGCATTTACCCAGTATTGGAAAACGGGATACCATCCATCTCTTGGTAAAGATGCCGCATTTGCTCGTCCGACAGAAATGCTTAAACTAAATGTCAGGCATACTCATGTCGATAACCAAGACTATATTCCAGAAGATAGTGATAAAAAACACACTGGTAAAAAATCATCCTGGGATGCATGGAAAAATATAGCGTCTGTACAAGTAAAATGCATACCAACAAGTGATTGCTTTTTAGTTTATTCGGTAAATCACAATCGTGATGCGCTGGTTATGTTTTTTGTTGACGCAGATGCTCACAACATAACTGAGCAAGAAGAGTTTAAAGAGGCAGCAATCACTATCAGTTATCAATTCTTTGAGAAAACAAAAACAAAACCAATGCCTTTAGAAGAAGATCTTTTTTCTGATAAATGGAAGGAATAGCCCGCACTGCGGGCTTTTTTGTGGACGAAACAAAAGTCAGTGCTACACTCATTGACGCCACATTGAGGTGGCTTATAGATGGAAATTTCAAATGAAAAAAGCATTTGCTGCACTGTTCGTTTTGTTGTCTCTGGTAGCTTCAACTCAGGCCTTTGCCGGTCGTTGTCAGCACGACAGCGATACTGCCGCTGACGGCTCCCGCTGCGGTGGGCGTTCTGCGGATTCCC